GATGATTGCCGCCACTTGCTTGACCACATCCACGGAGCCGACCGCCAGCACGCTCGCACCGATGCCGAGAACCTTGAGGAAACTTGGCAAATCAAACCCCTTTACGATCGCATCAAACTTATCCAGACCTCCCTCCGGGTTCTCCGCAATACCTTGGAGCAATCCGAGAAAGCCGCCGAGGAAGCCTTGGAGTCTTGCGATGCCATCGCCTCCGAAGTCGAAGATGATACGGACAGCGAACTATAATTTCCACCAACCCAAACAACCAACCAACTAACCAAACCAAAACCATCATGCTCAATCCATCAACGACCATCATCCCAACCCGCAAAGATTACGACTCGCTTGTCGCATTGAATTGCTCCGGGTCGAAAGAATTGCTTAAAAGTCCCCTTCACTTCCAAGCCTATCTCCGCCGGGAGCAAAGCGACTCCAAGGCACTTCGCATGGGGTCGTTTATTCACGCGCTGGTTTTGGAACCCTCCGAAGTCGAAGGCCGCTTCGCCACCGCCCCCGAAGTGGATCGCCGGACAAAAGACGGCAAGGCCGTTTACGAAGCTTGGGCCGCTACCGCTATTGGCAAGACCATCCTATCCCCAGACGAAACCGATGTCTGCATTAAAGTCGCCGCCTCCATGCGAGCCACCCAAGCCGAACTCGGTGTGACCTTCATCAAAACGGAATTGATGTTCTCGGTCGATTATAACGGCGTGCTTTTAAAGTGTGCGATAGACGCGCTTGGCGATGACGGTTTTATTTATGATCTGAAAAGTGCCGAGTCGAGTTCGGTCAAAGATTTTAAGTCATCGGTGTTTGCCTATCGCTACCATTTGCAAGCCGTGATGTATCGCATGGCATATGAAGCCGCTTTCAATGTCCGGCTTAAAGGCTTCCGATTTATCGTCACCGAAAAGACAGACCCTTTCGCATCGGCTTGTTACGAGCTTGGCCCGGAGTTTATGTCGCTTGCCTTGATGGACTTTGAAATCGCACTTTCCGCTTACAAGTCTTGCATGGCACTTGGCGAGTGGCCCGGCTACGGCTCCGCCCCGCAAGTCATCGACATTGCATCCAAGCCATCCGCCCCGGCCTCTGTCCCCATCCAATTTGCTTAATATGAAACCAGAAAAAACACTTAAGGAACCGATTTGGTTTGAGAACAGCCATTGGTTTGTTGGCGGACAAGGCGTCGTTGATAAGAAAACAAACACAATCGTGACATGGGATGAGGTAAATACGTTTGCCCAACTTTCAGTAAGCACAATTCATCCTTTCTGGAAACAGCCGTGGCCATTCTGGGAGTCTACCAAGAAGGAAGCCTGGTTCGATTACGAGTCCTACTCTGAGGCATTCAAGTACGCTCTGGGTCACGTTGTCATGAAACGCTTCCATCAAAAAGCAGCACGCAGGTATTTACAAAATTACCCTAACGAATTCCCTAAAGACAACCAAACCAAATAACATGAACCCACCAAACAACGAACTGCCCCCGCTTAAGAACATCGAAGCATCCGGGACTTTCATCCTCCGCCTCATCAAGCCCAAGGACGACAAGATCCATGAACGCTTTAAGAAAAACGCAAAGCAATACGCTTCATGCCGTTTGTTCTTTCTCGATGGGGACGGCAACTGCATGACCAAGAACTTTTCCACCGAGTTCGGCAAGGGTCTTGCGATGGTCATCGGCAAACTCTCCGGCAAGTGGGTTAACACCCCTTCGCCCGAAATGACTGTCGAGGATCTATATCGTTTTTGCGAACCCGCTTTCGGACGCAAAGCGACTTTCGAAATCGAAGTTACCCCAGACAAAGTTTGGAACGATAAGATGCAATATAACTATAAGTTCAAAAGCATCACATCGCTCCCGACCGAAACCTTTGGGACACCAGCTTCAGACGAAGCCCCACCCTTCTAAGCGCGCAAACCATGCAAACATCCGAACCCGCTCGAACTCTCATCCTCATCACCGGGTATGCTCGGGCGGGTAAGGATACGCTTGCCGATGGTTTGGTGAAGGAAGCCAAGCACCCGGTGCATCGCTTTAACTTTGCCGATACCCTCAAAATCGCTTGCGACAACTACATTGAACAACTTGGCCTTGCGGGTTCGTTCTATGACGAGGATTTCAAAGTCCGGCATCGCCCCTTCCTTGTAGCCGCCGGGACATTCGCGCGCTCAATCGACTGCGATGTTTTTGCTTCGGCCTTTGTCGCCGAGTGCGATGCTTGGGCATCATGCCACGCCATTGTTGGCGAACCCATGACGGTCATTTGCTCCGATTGGCGATACATGAATGAACTTCGCATTCCCGACTCAACGCTCGGCCTCTGCGGTTGGCGTATAATTACCGTCCATGTGACGACATCTGGGGTAGAAGCCGCCAATGAGGAAGAAGGTAAATCTATTGGTGAAATCATACGCCAAGCCCCACTTGGTTACTCGTATTATTTTGCCCCCAATTCGCAAGCCGCCATTCAAACCGAAGGACGGATGCTTGCCAGGACTCTTGGCATCTGATCCGCACATGGTTTGCTCGCATGAAAACCCTCGGCGGCTTAACTTCATAGAGCGTGCCGAAATCCTCGGCATATCCATCGACCGAGCCATGTTCCTTGCCGCTTGCGCGTTGAACGATGACGGCAAAGCTAAGGACGGCTTCAGTTCCCGCCGTGGCCTTACCATCCCCTACGATGACCGAGTGCAACTTGCCGAAGCTTCCCGGCTTGGCATCGGACTCGCAGACACCGCCGAAATGATGGGAATGACCCAAGAGCAAGTCCTGTCCTACGGCATCCCTTTCAAAAAGAAATCCACCCTCCCACGGCCTCCTGGCCCCGGCGGGATTTATAACCTCTTACCAACCTACCGATGAGCAAACCAACGAAGTTCGTTTTCGCCTCCGATTCACATGGAGACATGGCGGACGAGGAAAGTCTCCAAGCGTTGTATGCTTATTGCAAAGACTTCAAGCCGGACATCCGCATTGCCGGTGGCGATCACTTCGACCTACGCTCCATCCGCAAAGGCGCAATGGGAGATGCCGAGGGTGCGGAGTCGTTAAAAGATGATTTAGACTGCGGCATTGATTTCCTCCACAAATTCCGCCCGACCTATTACCTTAAAGGGAACCACGAATATCGTTTAGAGCATATGAAGAAAACGCACGCTTCGGCACTCGTCCGGGACTATTGCTCAGACACCGAGGACAAAATTGACCGTGAAGCGCGTCGAGCTGGAGTGAAGCGAATACTCCCTTACCACGGCAAGCGGGGGTTGCTCCGCATTGGCCCGATATCATCGCACCACGGCATCGGCACAAACCTTACCAAGTTAGGGATGCACTATGCCACCGAGGGCGGCTTGTTCATGTGCGGACACGGACACACCGGGCATCAAGTCAATCTCCCCAAGCATAACGGCGGAGCGGCTTACATGGCTCCATGCCTTTGCCGTATCGACGATATGGATTATGCCGCCAATTACCTCGGAACCGCTCGCTGGAATAATGGCTTCATCGCTGGGTGGTATTCGGACAACGATTGGAAAGCATGGATAATTCACCGCATCGGTAAAAAATGGCTATGGCAAAGCGACCTCACCGTTTGGACTCCGCCCAATAAACGCCGATGAAGCCCGACCCATTATTACGCGCCGTCCTTGCCGAAATTAACAAGTCCGCCGTTAAGCCCGAACCCGGTTACCTTCGGATTGAAGATTGGGCGAAGCGTTGGGACATTGTGCGGACATCCGCAAAAATCTACATCAACAAGGGTCTGGCAAGTGGCCTCATCGAAAAAAAGATGTTTCGAATCATAACCAACGGACGCTTGCGACTTATGACCCATTACCGGGCGACCCTCAAAAGGAATAAGATTGCCCCGCCCAAACGCCGCCGCAAATAGGACACCCCTTTAAGAAACAAACACCCATGCCCAACCCCCAGACCTCATCGCCCGATGTGGAGCGTTACCTTTTAGGAGTCATCCTGCGCGATGCCCTGCCTTTACCTCCCGGCCTTATCCCTTCGGACTTCACGGAGCCAAAGCATCAAGACATCGCCTCCGTTATCATCGCTTTAGCGCACGATAACATAGCCGCCGATGAACTCACCGCCACCATGCGGCTCCGGGAACGCAAGTCACCCGCCGAAGCGTTCTATCTCTCCGAACTGACAACCGCCGTCAGTCATTCCGCGCTTAATCCCGCTTGGGCTGAAGAACTCAAACGGCTCTCCGCACTTCGCACCATCGCCACCATTACGGCGAAGGCCACGGAACTCGCCAACGACCCCGCCTCCGATCCATCCTCCATCCTCGCCTACGCCGAAGGCTCCTTCCAATCCGTCCGGCATCGCACCCAAAAGATAGGTGGCCCGGTTCGCATGGACGAAGCCGCCTTGCTCGCCTTTGACCGTAAGGACGACCCGAACACCGTCCTTGGCAACCGATGGCTTTGCAAGGGTGGCTCCGCTCTTATCGTCTCCCAAGCCGGGGTCGGTAAGTCATCCCTCATGATGCAAGCGGCTATTCATTGGGCGGCGGGTAAGGATTTCTTCGGCATTAAAGCCAAGCGACCCCTTCGCATAGTCATATGCCAGGCTGAGAACGATTTTGGGGATGTCGCCGAGAGCTTCATTGATTGCCATACCGGGGCGAAACTCTTTCCCGATGAGCGTGCCAATGTAACCGAGAACCTCGCTATCTTCCGGGATACCACATCGGTCGGAGCCGACTTTCCCGATATGCTCCGAACCCTCATCGTTAACCATCGCGCGGATCTCGTTTTTGTTGACCCACTCCTCTCGTTTTCCGGAATTAACATCGCCGATCAAGAGCAAGCCACCCGCTTCCTCCGCCACGACTTAAACAAGGTTCTTGTGGAAACCCAAGCCGTCCTCATAGCGATGCACCACACCACCAAGCCCCGCTCCGCCAAGGATAAGGAAGGCCAGACCATCGCTGACCTTGCCTACTCTGGGGCAGGATCGTCCGAGTTCGTTAATTACTTCCGTGAGGTTGCCGTTCTTGTCCGTCAAGAGGGGGAGCAACCCATTTTTAAATTTGGCCTTACCAAACGCCGAGGACGCGCTGGCCTCAAGGACATCAACGGCGATTTTGCCGGGGAAATCACCATCCGACATTCCCGCATCCCGGGAGAAATCCGATGGGAGTATGCCAACCCAGAGCCAATGCCGACCCCATCCGACTTGCCAGCACCCCAAAAGACTGCCGTAAAGGGGTCGCCAAGGCGTTCTGAGTGGTAAGGGGATATACTCACCCCAATCACCCCCCATACCCCC